TCTATTTCCATTAGTAAAAAGAGACCATGTCAAAGAAGTCGCTAATCCATCTCCTCTAAGCCTTAACTGCTGTACCGATCCAGCAGTAGACTGAGCCATCATAAGATTTAGATTTCCTCCAGCTGCACTATAAAGTCCAGGAAACCATGTAAGTATAGATGAAGTAGCATGAATCACAAAAGGAGCAACTATTCTAGCCTCACCTCCTGCACCATCTGTTCCACCATCTCCTGATAAATTAAATCTATAGTAACAATAACCATTTTTTGTAAGTCTATAGTCAGCTGTGTTAACACTAAAAACAGGAGCTGTTCCTCCGTTATCTAAGGTAATTGTCCCTGCATTAGCTCCAAATTGACCCAATGGCATATTAAATCTATTGTTTTCTTGAAATTGTCCAATTCCATCATAAACAACATTTAAAGTTTGTACTGTCCAGTCATCAGATGCGCTCATTTGCATCCTAAAAGATCCAACCATAACCACAGGGTTATCGTCATAATCTGTTGTTGTAATATCATCAAAAGAAAATAAAGATCCATTTGTACTAGCAACAGGATTTGACGGAGTTCCGATAAAACTCCCTCCAGATGATGACTCATATCCAGGTGCTCTGGAAATCATAAATTGTACAGCGTCTTCATCTTCATTCATAACAGCATAAACAAAAAATGGGACGTCTTCAGTAACAGATATACTTGTAGTAAACCCAAATAGATTCCCAATAATTTCAGAGGCTCCATTATCATCTATAAATGACTGATTAGCAATGACTTGAAGCGTTATAAGCTCTCCGGGTGTAGACTTACTCTGAAAAGTCACATACCCAGGATTCGTCGCACTCAACGCACTCCCATCCGCACTCGTAATCGAGAAAACACCGGTGCCGGCATCGTAGGACATCCCCAAGTTTTGGTAATATCCTCCAGAGCTTCTGATGGTGGGATTAATGGATATTTCTGGATTTCCAAGAACACCATCTCCGTCCAATACATCGACTCCATCACCACCTATTATAGTTCTTGTAGTCCAAGTGTTTGATGCGGTTCTTGTAGCAAGCCCGGTTGTTGCAAGACCTTCTACGGCTGCTAAATCGTCAGATAAAGCAAATGTAATGCTTCCCGGTCCTAGAGTTATGGTAATACCCGCTACAGGGGCTATAAGAGTTGCTAGTACTGGGTCACCACCAGTTAATCCGATAAGCAGTTGACCATCTGTAGGCTGTGCAGTGACCGTCACAGGGTCTACTCCGTTACCAAGTAGTATACCACCAGATGTTAGAGATGTGAGCCCTGTGCCCCCGTTAGGTACCGTGACGGGGATGGCTATACCACCCTGGCTAACTTCTCTCCAGTTTGCTGTGTCACCATTAGTAATGCTTACAAGTACATACACTTTTTCATTAAGCGGATTAGACCAGATCGTAGGTACTGTGTAATACCCACCAACTGTTGGGTGTCTTAAGTCTGCTGTAGTAGGATCTCTTTTAACAGTGACAGAAGGTAATGTAGAGTACTTTAATGGTGGATTACCAAGCCTGTACGTTGAAGGTGTTGTCATGCTCTATCCTTTATGAATATGTATAAGTAGCTCTTGCAGTCCAAGAAAAGGAGTAATCCGTACTAGCTTTACTATCTATTTCCGGCCATTCTGTATCAGTTCTATTGTTTGTGGCATATGTCATCCTTCTTATCTGCCATACCCTGTCACCTTCTGCTGATCCAGGTACTGCATACCCTGCATAGATCAGGTTGTTACTTCCATCATATTCACCTCGAAATGATCTCTCATCATATGAGTCTTGGATCAAGTTAAAGTTTGGATCTCTTTTAAGTTTTACTGCTACCATGTGAACCTCTTTTCAAATTATATGTTTACACTAAATGCAAAATTTTTTTAACGTTTTTCTTTTTTACCATGTACACGTCTTCTAGTTTTTGTCTCAATTGTCTTGATTTGTCGATCTTTATATCCATAACCTTTAAGCAAGACTCTTAGAGCTTTCAAAGACTCATTTCTTTCTCGTCTATCTTCTATCTTGTGTGCTTTTTCAAAGTAAGGCTCAGATGATCTTAAGCTTAGTCCTTTGGATACTGAGAAAGCTCCAGCTCCTGATATACCAAACTTAAGACCCATTCGAGATAGAGCATTTGTCCAAGATTCCTTAGAATCAAAGAAATCATTTACCATGGTTTGTAATGAATAAGGAAGAGATGTTATACCAACCTCTTTAACCATGCTCAAAGCTCTTTCCTTGGTCCATTTCTCTGTACCATCCCAAGGTTTATATTCACCTTCAACATAAACTCCGCGTACTGGGAATATTCCTTCTTCTGAAGGTGTGTGATCCATTGCAAGCTTCATACCTAGTTGTAAAAGAGGATTAGATTTAGAGAAAAGTGCTGCGATAGGAGAGTGGAAGTATCTTAATATCTCTTTAAACTTCTTACCACCATGCATATGATACAAGCGACCTTGTTCATCCCGTCCTAGATATATCTTTTCACCTGCAACAGTTACATAAACCTTAGGCATTTCGAAGTCAAAGAAGTTTCGTTTCTTTGGATCTTCATTCTGATATGTAGAATGTGCTTTCTTAGGATCCCATGTAATACTTCCGTCAGGCTTGTTTGTAAGCCCTGTAGACGCATAACTCATTAACTGGGTAGATATAGCTTGTCCAAGTAAATATTCAGCGATATAACGCTGTCCAATCTTTCTTCTAATTGGACTGTCAGATGTAAGTGCTTGGGATATTTCTCTTACAGCCGATACAGTCCAATCAGGATATGCAAAGAATCTACTTAAACCTTTTCTATTTCTTGGATCATTCAATATAGGAATCAATTCCCAAGCTTGACCACCAAATTGATCATTAACAGCAGATGCAGACTGTTCTTTAATCTCTTTAAGTAATGATTCATTTGGATGCATACCCTTCTTCTCAAAATGTTTCAGCATTACCTCAACATTTCTTTGATATTGCATAGCCTTCATTCTAGGTTGAAAGTTGTAGAAAAGAAAATTGTGTAGTCTAGTAAAAGGTCCAACCATATCTGCTAAGTTTCCGATACCTTTTAATGCAGGATTTTTGCTTACCTGCAACTTTCTTAAAAAGTTTTTATAGAAGCTCTTGGTTTGGTTTAGATGAGCTTCACTTGGAAGCTTAATGTCTGCACCATGTGTAAGCATATCTTTTACAATCGCTGAATCTTTTAATAATTCTCCACCTTGTTTCCACCAAAAAGGAGTTCTAAGCATAGATATTAAACCACCACCCTTAGCGGTAAAAGATTCACCAAGAGAGTTAAAGTGGAAGGCAGATCCAGCTACATGGTTTCTATTTAAAACAGCGTTTATCTGGTCATACGCACGAACAAAGGCATTCCCTGGGTTGTATAACTTTTTGTTAAATACTCCTTGCAATGAAGACGCGAGATCTGGATGAACAAGAGCAGGACCTTCTGTTATAGACCATTTGAGTTTTCCATCTTTACCTTTTCCAGATACATATGACCTTAGATACCCATCTTGAAAAGGAACCCATCCATCTTGTTTTGCTTCTTGATATAACTTTTTATTATTGCTTCTTACGATTAATTTAGTGCCTGAGTTCATTTCAACAGCTCTTAAGTCATGAACCAGTCGGTTGTTTGATAGAACTCGATTCATAATTGCATCTTGAGCCGCTAGAAGCTTCGTAATGTCATTGTACATTGGGACTAATCCCGCTTCTTTCAATGCATCATTAAATGTTGTAAATGTACGTTTATTAGCAAATGGGTTATCAGTTCTAAACTTATTTTGAATAGTGTCGTAGGCTTTATCGATTTGTGCTTTCTTAATCTTTCCTGCATAGAAATGGCGAATGTATATATCTTCTATTTCTTTTCTTGGAGTCACCTTTTGCTTCATAAAAGGAGCATCATTCATGATACGTAGGCTATCTTTCATATGTTGATCTACTACTGTATCAACCACACGTTTAGCTTCTGGAGAGATTCGTTTATTTAAAGCTTCAAAGGTATCTCCAGTAACAAATGGGTTACCGGTTCTCTCTCTGTAGAAAATCATGTCAGAACGATCTTGTTTAGAGATCTTCTTGTTCTTAGTAATTGCTTCATCCCATTTTATGTTGCTCTCGTATTTTCCTGTTTTTTTCCCTCCACTAAATCTTTTAACTGCTTCCCAACCTTCCTTGTATATATTGGAGGTAGGATCTCCCTTAACCCTCAGAAGCTTTCTAAGTCCTTTCTTAGACTTGCCTAAAATAGATGAGTACCAATCACCTGGTTCATAAGCTCCTTGGCTAAGGGTCTCTACAGGTTTTTTAGCAACAGCTTCTACAACATTTGTGTTGTTAAGGTTCTCTGGAATTTCAGCGACTAATGTTTTCTGTTTAGTATTTACTTCACCAGGAGTTTGAGGGACTGAGTACTTAGAGGCTGCTTGTGCTGCTTTTAGTCTTTTCTTTTGAATTGATAGGTTTTTGTTAAGGACTGCCTTTGAAGATTCCCTAGTCGCTTTCTTAAGTTGTTCTTCAATTGAATCAATTTTCTTTTGAATCTTATTGGTTTCTTTGTTCTCAACCTGCTCTTCGAAAGCCTTAACCTTAACTTCTTCTACCTTCTTCTGAGTTTCGGTATCTTTACGTTGCTCTTTAACCGTTTTTGCTTCAGTTTTGGCTTCTGGAATATCGCTTTTTGCTTCAATTTCTTTAGTTGTCTCTTGATCAGCTTCAACTTTCTTCTCCCTAGGTTTTACAGGTTCTTTGGAGACTTGCTCTTTTGGTTCTAGATCAACCTTCTTCATTACATCATTAATCTTTTTAGCAGTTGTCTCTGGTGTATCTCCTAAGACTCTACTTTTCTCAATCCTTTCTCTTACCTTAGCTGGTAGTTGAGCGGCTTTCAGTCCTAGGATTAGGGCTACAGACTTTGCAAAGTCTTCTTTTGCTGGAAGCCTTCCTTCAGATACTGGAGGTACAGTCGTTAACACAGCAGCTTCAGCAGCTACTTTCTCTGCACTTTGAGCAATCTTTGATGTAAATAATTTACCAATACCCGGAAGCTTTTTAAGGACAGGTGCTGCCTTGTTAACCATTCCAAGCATAGATCCCATCAACCCGGAGTTTAGAGTTTTAGAACCAATACGATCTGCTCTTTCAAGGAATTCACCAAACGTTAAGTCATTGCCTTGTTCAACATAATCTTTATATTCTTGGATAGAGCTTTTAAGAAATTCAGGTAATGCCATTGACCCAAATCCACCACCCAGGACACCACCAATTGCTGTACCATAAGGTCCTGCATAAGATCCAAGTGAACCTCCCGCTGCTGCGCCGATAGTAGCTCCTGCCATGATGTAGGGCATATCCCCTACAATTGTACCTGATTCCTCTACAAGTGATGTCCAAAAATCAGGATCTGATTTAATATGTTCTTGAATTTTTCTTGTTGGATGAGCAATTTCACCACTAGCAGATCTTTCTAGTCCTCTAATAAAGCTAGAAGCATAACTATTATCACTACTACCACTAGGAGTATCCATTGACTGTGCAACATCAACAACTTTCTCAGCCGGAGTATTTGGAGTCTCTGGAGAAAATGCTTGAGGATCTTGAGGTGATTCAATCGAAGTATCTTGATAAGGTGTTTGAGATAATGACATCTGTTCAGGAGATTGAGGGTCTTGAAGAGAATCAGTTTCTTGTTGAGAAGGTTCAAAAGATAATTGATTTTCAAGAGATTTCATAATAGACGCAGAGTCATATCCCAATCCCTTAGCTTTTTTAATTCTTGGTGCATATTCTTGATCTACGCGCTCTATAGAATCTAATATTTGATCATCATCATATCCAAGGTCTCTAGCTTTCCTTATCTTTTCTATTGATAAAACCATCTATTCCTCAGCCATCACATCATCTAAAGATTGAGCTTCTTCTTGTTCTTCTACTTGCTTAGTTGTAGATCTTATTTTTTTTCCACGTCTTTGAAAAACTCTTTGCAACATCTTTGTAATCTCTTCAGGGCTCCATCCAGCTTTTTTAGCAACAAATCTAAGATCTCTTTGAGATTCAACACCAGCTTCATATAGATTTTCCAACCCTTCATAAGCCTTCTCCATTGCTTTTGAAATATCCTGGTTTGATGGAGCATCAAACCGTGTCCACCCTTCAGGCTTTGGTTCTAATTGAGATTTATCAATAAGATCATTTTTAAGACTCACATAGTCCAATGCCTCATTAAATGCTTGGCTCAATGTCATTTCATCGTCTTGCATGTTGTTTTGAATTCTTTCATTAAGAATCCCTTTATCTCCCTCACTCATTTTATCTTCAGAATCTTTAAGGATTTTATTTGTATAATCAGCGATAAGTGTTGGTAATTTTTTATCATTGCTCGAGTCAGCAATTTCAATGCGTTTAGCCTCATTCTCAAGTCGAACTTTTTTAAGCTTTAAATCTTCTTTTTGAAATGGAGTTATTGGCTTTTCTCCACCTTCTTTCTTGATCTTAAGTTCTTCTCTCTTGATATCAAGCATTTCATCTTGGAAAAGATTTCTCTTTTCTTGTGTTGCAAGGTTTGCATATTCTTTTACGTTACTGATCAGATCCTTTTTATAATCTTGATCAAATCCTTCTGCTTCTATGATATCTCTCATAATTTGTTCAGGCTTAGCATCAGGACCATACTTATTTTTGATACGAGTAAATAAATCTTCATTCCTCTTTTGAGTTTGTTGTTTAAAGAAAGAATCTGAGAAACCTTGAGCAAACTTACCCATGCTTTCTGAAAAAGAATCAGGTCCAAAGTCTACAACTTGTAAAGATGGCATACTAACCTCCTGCCCCAGTAGCTGCTACCTGAGGATTCATCCAGCTAGCAAATTTTTGACCAGCTGCTTGCCCGGCATATTTACCGGCACCCCCAGAAAAGCTATCAAGCATAGTATCAAATGGACTTGCTTGAGGTTTCTGATAAGCAAATGTTTGCATGTTCATCAAGTTATTTATTGAATTAATCCTGCGATCTATTGATGCTTGCTGACCTTGATAAAGCATTTGAGCCATCTGAGCATTTAAGTTTCTTTGTACATCAGTTCCAGCCTTACCAAGTGCTCCTGCCATGTAAGATGAGTTCTGAAGATTACCACCTCTAAACTGACCTGTTATTCCAGGGACTATCTCTTCTTGAAATTGTTGATATGCAGGCTGGGCATACATTTGGTTAAATACATCTGTTGCTTGCTCTGGATTAAAGTTGTACATATCAGCAAATGGACCTTGACCTTGCACCCCTTGAGCTGTCTGGTTATATAGTTGTTGTTGTGTTGGGTCCATTGTAGATAGTTTTTTAGGTTTCTTTTTTCTTCTAGAAAACATACCAAGAAGACCACCTGCTACTGCTCCAACTCCTGCACCAACCGGTCCAAATGAACCCCCCGCGGATGCCCCGGCCATTGCCCCAGAAGCGGCTCCTCCTACATCAAATCTAGCCATATATTTCTCCTTAAGTTATTTGTGTCCATGTTGCTTGGGTATTTGTCTGCCTGGATGTCATGATAAAAGCTGTGTCGGTAGATGTATTTACCCAAATATCCCCAATTTCAAATGATGTGTTCTGTGCAGAATCAGCTGGTGGGTTTAAAGTAGTTATGTTCTTAGAAACCTTACCATTGACCGTTCTAGCTGTTAGTGAATAAGAATCAGTCAGCTGGTTGTATAGAGTTGAGTTGTCATTCTTAAGTTCACTTCCCCAGTTATATGTTGGAGGTAATCTTGCCATTAAACAATCCTCCCAACACCAGACATTCCCATCATGATTGCCTGGATCTCTACCTTGGCACCTGCTTGTGTATTAGAAAACTCAAGTTGAATAAATCTACCCACTTGATTCACATAAAGCTTGTACCACTTCTTAATCCCTTGGCTTGCCTTCTCAGATGTTAAGTTGATTTCATAAGGAGATGGATTGAATGATCCAACTTGTGTGGACTCATCTTTATCATTTACAATGACTCTAACTTGTAACTTGGCATCTGATGGTGTAGATGTGAAGCCCTCTCCTGTATAAACACCAAATCCAGTAGCATCCACACCGTCTAGAGTAAAGGTGTTAACATCAATCACAGTGATATAATAATAATTTCCATTAAGCTCCGTGGTTCCAGTCACTGAGTTGATAAATACTTGTTGTCCTGTAGAGTATCCATGACCTGGAATAGTGATTAAGCAAGGGTCTGTGTTGTCAATTGCTGTGATGTATCGGTTATCTGTAAGCGATGTTCCTGTAGTAGATACGTAGAAGTATACCCATCCACAACGAACTTTTTTGTTTTGTTCAGTAAAAGGATTGAACTTCTTGGTTTTTGTTAAGAAGTTAATCACCTTGGAAGCAACACCAGATCCTGTATAAGCGTTAAATCTTGATGTTTGGATCTCTACATCAAATGTGTAGTTTGCAGTTTGTATTTCTTTAATTGGAGCTTGCTTATCATTAACTTCAAACATACCAGACAAACTCTCAAAGTTAATGAAATCTCCAACCTCATAATTTTGAAAGTCTGTTGTCACTCTTAAAGTTTGGCTGTCTACTACAACAACATCTCTAATCATTACCGGGTAGTCTTCAATTTCAATGACATTAAGCTTATAGATCTGACCTTCATGACCACCACCAACTGCAAAGGGAGCACCTTGAGAATAAGCAAATGAGTTCCAGCTTCCATATACAGCTGCCAGTTCATCCCAGTTGTTAAAACCAAGTAAGTCACCCCAAGTGACATCAAATGCCCCAGTGAAGTTACCCATACAACTTAGAGGGATTCTATACACAGAAAAGTTGTCTTCTTCATAATTTGTCACAAGAATTCTGTCAGAGATCTCTTCACCGGGAGTTGGGTAGATTAAGTAGTGATCTCTATCTTCATCAACTGCTCCTGCAAAGCATTGGAAAAACCTAGACTGATCAATGTTATTAAAAGAGAACTGAGGAATTTTGTTATCAGATCTTATTACAGAGTACCCATCAGAGATGATCAACCCTCTTGTACTAGCAGCTGATGTTCTATTTAAGTACGTAATTGTCCCATATGGAGCTTCTGATCCACGAGATTCATCAATACGATCAAGTGAGAAGGGGACTACATCGCTACCTGTATACCTGACAACCCATGTAGAAGCACTTGTAAAAACAAGTAAGTCATCTCTGTTAAAGTCTTGTGCTTGGATGAAGGTGTCATCAGGAATATCAATAAAACCCGCTCCAATTGCATCTGTTGTGAATACATCACCAAATGCCCCGGTTCCTGAGATCCTGATCCTTAAACCTCTTTGTATGCCACCTGATTCTATGGTGGATAGAAGCAAAAGCCGATCCTTCATTTGTCTAACATGTAAGCAGCTTTCAAGAGGAGTGTTTAGTTGGGTATAAGTTAAGTTGATTGGATCCCCCACACCAACAGCTGATGTGAAGGTCACAGAGATCTCTCCAGTGAGATAATTTACAGTACCTGTACCATCACCTTGCAAGTTGCCAAACTGATCGTCAGTGACCGTTTGTGGGGTTGTAGGATCTAAGATCTGTAAGCTTCCAGGAAAGATCCCTGTACTAGCAGGTGTGTTAATGATGTAGGGTCCTGTAGTCCCATCACCCAATACACCAGATGCAGCTGCTGTAATCGAGGTACTAGATGTATAGACTGGGAATGGAGTTACAGTACCCCCTGAGTATTGATGAATCTGATCTACATAATTTACAAAGACTAGTCTTTGATCAGCATTAGGTGTTGGGTAGTTAGTCCATGAAAAGAAGTTGGTTTCATCTCCTGTGAAAAGGGTGGATGGAGAAATATCAACTAGAGTATTTGTGACCGGGTTATATCGATTTACATATCTTGTGTCTGCAACAATCAATTCTCTTGAATTGGTTTGTGTAAAGAAGTTCATTACACCCATGATAGGTAAACCGTTAAACACATTGTATGTCACTGTTACGGATCCTGAAACCGGTGCAGCAGGTAAGGTTATGGACAAAGCACCTGTTAAGTAATCAATGGTCCCAATTGGAGTTAAGCCATCAAAGAATTCTCCTAGGCCATTATCTGTAAAAGATTGAACAGGATCATCCCCTGATACCACCACACTTCCACGGGATATAGGGGTTGTAAGTGATCCAGTAAAGACCTGATTGGCACCATCAATTACACCGGTTAATGCTTCATCTTCAATGGTATGAATCATCCTAGATTCTGTGTATGCAGCGCCACCCCTTTGACCTGTTGCAAGTTGAGAATATCCCTCTCTTTTTTGCCAAACACCTCTGTATACAAACCCATCAAATAAGTCTTGTTGAGAATCTATTGGGTTAAGCCAGGGTTGCCTTTCTCTATCAAGACCTGTTGAAAAATCTGAGATTAAGTAAGGGGTATAATTCATTTAGTTCCCATAAACCGATACAGTGAATCTTCTACTTACAGGTGTGTTGTTTTGATTTCTAATCATGACAACAAAAGAGTTCAATCCAATGCTTGTGTAGTTGGCTATGTGAGGATTGTCAGAAGTTGAACTACTCAAAGATGAAACATTAACCCCGTATGAGTTTGTCGTTTGTGGTGTGGTAAATGTAATAAGGTAATTTCCAACACTAATAAATGTTACTGTTAGACCTCCACTTTGAGATAAAATGGCTCCATTACTATTTACAGAAGCCCAGTAAGAAAGTCCGGGTGTTAAGAAGTAAGTCTGAGATCCATTGTAATATCTAAGTTGGGATGCACCGGATACATCTTCTGAGTACAATATCCCATTGGTACCTGAGGGCAATCCAACTGGTGCTGATCTATCAATCAATGTAACTTGTCTATGAACACCTTGGTTTGCAGCTGTAGTGTCCGTGAAGTTATGATCATTGTTTATGATGTCTTTTATCCGCTGAAAGTTTGTGTTATTTTGTGCCGGGAATAATCCAGGACTTTGACTTGCATTTGGTACTGTTATGGAAAATGTCATCTAAAACCTCGGTAGTGACCTTTGATTCATGTTTTGTTGGTATGTTCTTGCGTACACAAGAGATCTATATCTACGGAATGCTGGTTCATATCTCTCCCATAAATCCATCTCTCCATAGTCACTAAATATGTCTCTAGCAGCTCCGTAAGAAACATATCTCCAAAGATAGTCTTCAGCAATGTCACCACCATCTGGCATCTCAACTTCTACTTGATAAGCATTGATCTTTACTGCGTATTCTTTGTCAGGAGGATTTCTAAATGTAAGGGTGTTGTTGTAGTACAATACTCCAACTGGACGGTTAGGCTGATAGGTTTGTGTCTCAGGCCATTTCCAATAAAACTCTTCAGGACTTTGGTACCACCAACATTGAAAACCATCTATGTAACAAAGGTTCCCAATAGTAGTGAACTGGGTACCTGAAGGAGCTTGGAATGGAGCTTGCAAGTCCACTGGAAGAGGGTCTGCCGTATTTTCATCAATAGAAAATTCCCACCAAGTTTGACGTTCGTTTAAACGCATTTCCTGACCCATTTCAAGCATGTAAAAATCATTAATGTATTGAAGCATTATCTGATCTGTAAACTGAGGATCTGATGCATCAACACGACCTGTTACATTTCTTACAATCTGAATTAAGTCTCCAGTGTCCTTAGCCATTTCTTATGCCACCGCTTGAGTAAACTCTAGGGCTTGGCAACTAAAACGAGCTCTTTCACCAACTTGACGAGTTTCTGTTTTTGTTTCACCGCCATCATTTACTTTGACTTCTGCAAAGATTGGTTCACATAAACCATTTAGCCATTGGATTACAGGAAGGCATAGGTCATATGTTCCACCTGGTCTAAGCTGTCCAGCCCAGTCAATGTGTTTCTTGCGAACACGAGCCTTTAAAATGTTCTCAGGCTGATCGAATCTTTGGAAACGAACTTTGTACTTAGGATAGAAGTCCTCAGTAGGTGCTTTAACAGGTAATTTATTCTTACGAGCATACTTATTATAAATTTCGAAATGCTCTAACTTTGTAATTTCGTCATACTCAGGATCAAATTCCTTTTCGACAGGAGATTCATGTAGCACTTTCTCCTGAGCTATCACTTGCTCTTCTTTCTTCTTATTCATCAATTATTCCTTCTTGTGTATTCAGGTTTTGAGTGTCTAATTCTGGCCCAGTCAATGTGAACTGAGGCAGGTCGCTAGCTATATAAGCTGTATAAGAGGTCCCATCAATTTGGTTGCCCTTAGTATCAAAGAGATCGAACGTGTCATCAGTGACATTTCCAATCACAAAGATTCGGTTGTTTAGCTCATACATACCGGTCACGTGGGTGGGAGGCGTGTAATAAAAACTCGTCGCTCTCACCCATTGACCGTTGACCATACCGTGACTAAGAATCGTTACTTGAACTGGATTCGTTTGAGTGATATCCAGTACAGGTGACTTTTGCTGAATTGCAAATCCTAGCTCGGTATTAGTCATTAGGCATTACCAAGGTTTTGGTAAACATTACCCTTCATCGCTCTGATGAAAATAACATCAGATGCTGAACCCATAACCTCAGTACCTAGAGTGTATTGGAACACTGGAGCTGGGTTTTGTGTATTTAGGGATTCACCTGTTAACGTAAACAAAGCAATACCGTTGTTTACAAAGGCTGTGTCAGCTGTTGTATCAACAGGGATGCTTAGGTTTGTGTTAGGGATGTACAAGGCAAATGTGTTTGTGGTCACGTTGCCAATTTCAAACAACTGGTTGTTTAGAGTGTACATACCCGTTGCATCTGCAAGAGGTGTAGCCCTAAAGTTAGTTGCTCTCACGAATTGACCATTAGACAAACCATGACCGTTAGACGTTACAACGGCAGGGGATGCTGCTGTAATTGCTGTTGGGATTCTATGATTGTCTGCAAAGCCAACCCCATCAGAGCCTTGTGTGACTCCGTTGGTTGTCTCTAAAACAGAAGATAGGTCTGTAGTACCTCGAGAGATGATTGTTGCATCACCTGCTGGATAGTCCTTAAACCAAATTCCCTGTATGTTAGTATCATCTGTTGCATAACCTGTGTAGTTATACCACTCGATACAATCTGCCTCAAAAGGCAAGACTAAGTTGTAGGCAGCTGCTGCTGACACTACTCTGTATATTGCGATGTTCGCATCTTCAAAGCTTCTTACGCTCATTTCAATCCTCCTTACGGTCTTGTGCTAAGTAAGTTAATAACCCAGCTATCATCAAGGATCGTTGCGCCAAGACGGCCTTTCCAACCCATTGTTTGACGTTGGTTCAATGGATCTTCTCCAGAACCAAGAGGCTTGATAATCATTTCCATAGATTGATCATCAATTGAAATCCGACCATAAGCATTTGCTGCAAAGAGTAGATTTGAATACACGGCTGGAGATGCAGAAGATTTAAAAGCTTCTGATGTCATCACAGCACGCACCTCATCCATTGAGCCGAGTTCAGCTTCAAGGACAGACATTTGACGTGGATAAGCACTTGTTGGTGTAAAATTACCAAGCTGTTTAATATTGGATCTTAAATCGGTATGAATGACCATCCAATAAGCCGCCCATACTGGGTTTGTACCGAAGGCATTGACACCTTCAATGTTTGGAGCCATTTTTTTACCATTGTTACCAAGGAGGTAATCAACAGCTAGCTCTAGGTCTGTGACAGTGATCTCAGTAATTGCGTTTCCGTTATTACCGTTGAGGCAGTCAATTTGGGTACTTGTAGCAACTAGCATGTTTCTAACAAGCTTGTCATAAGTAGATGCCATGTTCTGCGCCAACATATCGGCAACTTCATTACTGGTTTGGTCCTGTACAGTGATGATGACATCATCTGTTAGCTCAACGACCTTACCGTATTGGGATACAGTTGCTGTTACGTCAAACTTTGTTACTTGTTCAGCTGATGGGGTAACACCCTCGGAAAGAGGAGTTAGTGCGTCTGCAAGGTTGTCGAAGCGACGGAATATCGCCGACTTTGAGTTCTTCTGTGGGATTCTACGTTCTTGTGCAAAATAGCCATAAACATAGTAAGGCTGATGCCGATCCAACAGAACGTTATCGAAGTAGATCCCTACTTCAGGGTCTACCTGTGTGGTAGTTGTGATACCGTTTGCCATTTAGGGTTCTCCATATGGTTTACCCCCCGGACAACACCTTTTTGCGATATTCTCTAAACTCCGGCTTACCAGCAATTGAACGAAGATAATCGGCATTATTCATATTAGCCGACTTAGCTATCGTGGATGGATTACCAGGTTTCTGGGAATTCTCTACGATCTTCTTGGCTTCAGCTTGAGGGTCGCGAAACTTCTTAGCTGAGGCCAATTCTTCTCTAGGAGCAAAGTCCTGTACAATTTCATATGCTCGTGCATACCGGTTAGGTGCAGCGTCTATCGTTGGTGCTAACCAAGGTTTTCTTTTAATAATTCCTTCCAAATGTTTGTTGATGAGTTCCACAGCTTTTGGGTTTGAAGAACAGAAGGCCTCTTCCATTACTTCTCTTTTATTTCCAAAAGTTGCTTCCTTAAGCCGACGTTTTAATTCAGCCTTAGTAATAAACTCTTCATCGTCTTCATCATCTTCTGGTTCTTCAGATTTAGACTCTTGCATTTGACGAACCTGCATCTCTAGTTCTTGACGTTTTCTTCGTTCTGCTTCCAACGCTTCTAAAGGCACAGTTCTAGGTTGATAAGCTTCTTGCTCATCACCATCTTGTTCATCTTCTTGCTCAACAACTTCTTGCTCCTCGGAGACAGGAACTTCGTTTTCTTCTGTTGTCATAATTTCACCCGTTACCTTCGCCCATTAAGTTGGCGTCACATTGATAGTGTCGTCCTACCTTTTTCGACCTTTTTGCGCCCGATTAGCCGGCGTCGCTTGGACTGTTTTATTCAAGGTTGGAAGCCTCAACGATCCATCCGGATTCATGATCCATAGCAAAGTTTTAGTTCCATTCCTGTTGTCCACTTCATACAAAAATGCATCCTTGATAAGACCTGGTTTTTCGTCACATGCCTCCAGAAAGGCGCGACCAACCTTGCCACCAAGTTCTTCGGGAAACCGAACTTTTCCTAAAATCCAATACTTATCTTTTGCAGAGTTCTGGTTTATGATCTTTTCCAACTCTTTGTTGTAATGATCTGTTAGGCCCTGTTTCGCCTCGTTAAACTCTTTAAGCATTTGGTTCTTAGGAAGGATTAGCACGGATATCCCCTTAGACTTTCTTTCATAGCTTGTTCACGTTTCAAACCCATGACCTTAGTACGGTCTGCGTTGTATCCAAAACCAGCTTCACCCTCAAGAGATGAACCTTTACGCGGTACACTCATTGGGTTTTTTTTATGACTGTGGTCACCAAAAGCTGCTGCTCCAGCAGATCCCTTTGGTGGTACATACCCATTACTATAGGCGGTCATATTCACCATTTTTTGTTTAGCCATTTTCAGTACCTCCTTTAAACGACTCTCCAAGCTTTAGATCTTCTTGGAGCTTTTCTTCGGTTCGATTGCCACTTTCTGACTGCATTTCATGCGCTAGACGCATAACTTCCATCAAGTGGTTACGATCCATGTCCTCGATTTCTGCAACTGTTCTTGCATTGTCAAGTAATGCTTTCGCATAATTCTGTTCACCTTCACTGATACGTTCACGAGCCAAGCCAATATCCGCCAAGACACGAGCTCTTCTTTCTTGTCCAAGAGCCAAGTTCTGATCAATTTGGGATAATTCAAGTTGAGCTTTTCTTTGTTCTGCTTCTTTCTGTAGTTGAAGCATTTCATTTTGTTGCTCTTGCATTTGAAGCATTTTCTCTCTAAGACGAACCTTACCTTGCAGAGGAGCTGCATCAACAATTTCATCCGCTGGGATGACATCACCAAGAAGTTCTCTTAGCTGTAGAAGTTGATAGTAATAAGCTTCTTTTTGTGTTTGAGTTAGGACTGCTTGCTTAACAACTGAGTCATATTGACCAAACTCTTTTGAAAAGAATTCAGGTGTTGGATCTTTCTTTGTGATTCTCCAAACCTTTCCAGGTGTGAAGTTCTTTTGAATAGCCTCAATAACAAGTTTTCCAAGCCACTTTAATGCTTGTTCTAAGTTGTCAAAGAGACCTCTGTTTCCTTTAAGGCCATTAGAAGCTCGAACTTCTGCCAATCGTCCAGAAACTTGTGAGTCACCAGTAGATGAGATACCAAGAAGTTCTTCAGAACCTCCGGGAATCTCCATGATGTTTTTATCAATGATATCTTGATATTGTAGATATCCAGGTGGAACTTGAGGGGGATGAATTTCTCGGATGTCGGTATTAACATCATACCCTTCATTGATAACAATGTTTCTAGATTGTCCAGATTGTAAAAGCATCTCAGGATCAACCACCGCTCCATTCCTAGAAATCCAACCTGTATTGATGACAGATTCCATGAGATCGATAATTTGTGAATGACGTCTGTTATATTGTCTTTGAGCGTCTCTGATAGATCTAACAAGTCCTTGGATCTTCAGTTCATATGTATCAATCAATGGTTCAAAGTATGCGATGATTGGAATGAACGGAAAGTTGTCTAATCCAGTTGGATCAGGCCCTGCATATAACAACCTTCCACCCACAATGATGTTAAGCTCCACAGTTCTTTTGTATGAGTTAATCAATTGAACTTGTGGGTTATTCTTTATCGCTTCTTTTAAGTACTTCTCTTCTTCTTTACTTCCGTTCCATTCCTCGGTTACACCAGTCTCCATGTCGACTAGATATCTCTGAGGCTTGTTAATTCTTATCCAGTATTGGTCGTAAGTCAGAAGGTTTTTTGCAATGTAAGTAGAATTGTATTGCCGATAAATGCCCAAATATTGATACTTGTTATCACGGATGCCAGTAGGAATGGCGTCAATGATGCTTGGATCTACCCAAGGAAGCATTGATTTGACTTGCTCACGGCTCAACAAGTCTCTAGTTGAAGCCTGGTCACAGTCAGACAAGTCCCTCTTCGTGAAGTAGGGATCAAGCATCAAAGCATTGAAGGGTTTACTGTAGAACTTGATGTCCCCGTTGACTTTGTCTCTCGAGTAATCTATGTAGATCCCGACAATTGCGAGCCCTGTTTTTAAGGAGTGCTCGAATGCGTCAGATATGACATGGTGTGCATCACCTTTGTCATAGACGTATAGCATGACATCTGATAGAAGATCAGCAGTGACTTCATCAGAATCCTCAACAGGACCGCATACAGTGCTAAGACGATTTTCCCTTTCGTATCCGGAATAGAGGTTAACAACACGACGTATTTTGTTAAGTTCTAAGACCATTCTTTTTTGACGGATCAAGGCTGCTGCCTCGGCTTGAGTCCAGTTATCGCCAGCATATGCGCGTAAATCGCGATACGCTGCTGCGTAATAGACTCCCCATGTCCTATATGCGTCATAGTAGAACTGGTTAAACTTATTTACTTGATCGTTAGGCTGTGCCGTATACATAAAATTTTATCTTGTCATTTAGGATAAAAATTTTTTATCCAAATTCCCCACACCAGCAATCTTCTGAGATTACTGGGAATTGTTCTTCTTCTGGCAAAGCTTTTGGAGGAAACCTGCGACATTCCCCATAATCAGAATCAAGTTCAGTGTCATCGAATTCATACATGATAGGAGAGAAGAAGCGGCAGTTTTTACACCGTCTATACTCTTCTTCATTATCTTCCATGTTAAACCACTGCTTGATTTCTTAGTTTTCTCCAATCTTCTGCCGATAATCCCTTTCCACCTTCTATTCTGTTTAAGGCTCTAACCCCATATATCAAGGCTTTAGAACCGTGGGATGCCCAGTCGTGAAGGCTTCTTTCTCTGTAGCACCCAAGCTTTTCGTTCCATTCTTTTCTGAATGAATCGATAGACTTTATTCCCTTAGCACATCTAGTCTTGTCAAACCAGAACCTTGAGAATGCATTTCTAGCTGCATCAATGCCATACAGCTCGTTTCGATCGTAGGGTACTATGTCAATTTTCAATCCTAGTTCACGTCCAATGTCTGCAAACGTTTTACCAGTACCCGGATCTCTTTTAGCGGCGTCATGAGGCATGTAATGCTTTTCGAACATGTAAGGTTTAGATTTCAACCACTTCACATAATGTGCTAAAGCTTCGCCGCTATTCTCGTAGTAGTCTATCCAGTGAATTGAGTGTCCGACTACTTGGAACACCCAGATAACCATTGAATCTCCAATTCCTATGTCCCAGCTTGTATATGTTGGGGCATTCTCATCATATGGAAGATGACAGATTCTTCTCTCTGTTCGCGCTTTTGCCATGTATGTACCGAAGTACAATCCTTCATTAGCGCTTTGGAAACTCTCTTCAGGCGTACTAGGATATTCCCTAGTCATGTAATCACCTTGTGTTTCTGCTTTCTTCACATACCAAGCTCTCTGTTCAGGAGATATCTTTATGTCAAGTTTTTTCTCTAAAGTATCAAAGTAACCTGTTTGCTCCTTTGTTATCAAGACATTTTTTGAATTTAAAACGTAGTCCGGGTGTTGCCACCATGCAAAGAACCAGAACTTCCAATCAAGGGTACTTAGTTCTTCTTTTTGAAGATCTTTATCCATTGCTGTTTTACACATTTCATAAAATGCTCCTTCACGTCCACGGGCTGTAGATTCAATGCAGCAGAACTGTCCAACCTCTAAAGTGTTCAAAGCTCCAGATGTTATCTCGTTTGCTTTCTTTGGATTCTCGGTACATATCTTTGCAAACTCAGTGATATGTAATAATTGAAGCGTACCAGATCTTAGAGAAGTACCAACCCGGAATACTGATCCATTTGAGAATCTAAGTTCGTTTACGTTATCCCGGTTTGCTCTTATTGTTATCTTAATCCAATCCGGAAGATGGTCATAAGCAAACTTAACCTTATCAACGAAGATCTCTTTGGCATTATCTTTGTTATCCGCAATGATCGCTGCATTGACATTCTCATTAAATAGACATGTATCCAAGAATAAAAGCGCGTGAAAGGTTGTTACACCGAGCTGACGCGCTTTTAATATGATATTCAAGTAATGTGGCTTAAGAAGCTTTTGCTGCGCCCAGTTGGGCTTAAAAATAACCTTACGCCCTTGCTTGTCTTTTATGTAATACAAGTTATTCAGCCGCCAAGTTCTATCAGCTAAGAGATTCATTGCTTCTTGGGGATTACTCACCATTTGTTATCTCGTAATTTTTTACTTTAGACAATGGAAGGTAAGAACATCTTTTACATAAATGGATGCCACCTTTTACATGTTCAAAAAATTCAGTCACTTTTTTCAGGAGGCAGTTCTGGCATATTTGTGTCGCCTCCTTCTTTTGGTGGATCTCTTCGATCATCTAGTACCTCAAATGCTGCAATGGAATCAATATCTACATAAATGTTGTCATTCCCATTATCTTTAAACCTTACATGTTCAATATGATACATAAGATCATCTATTGTTTCCGGAGGTGCGTACATATTAATTGCTACACCACTTTTCAACACTACCTTAACTAACTTATCTTCTTTATCTGGCATGATCTTCCTTGGTTTTTCCATGGTCTTCTACAATTGAAAAGAACTTGTCTGGTGATATTAGCACTCTCTTGCCAACTTTGCTAAATGCTGGAAGAAAATCATTCTTATCTTTTGTCGCATCAAAATACATAGACCGTAATGCTAGCAAGCTTGGCCATGGATATTTATCCGCGAACTGTTTTAATGTTATGTACATATGCCTCCAATAATAAGCTGTATCTAACTTATATAGAAATTTCTTGAAAATGATTGCAACATATTTCTTGCTTTTCAAAAAGTTTTTTAATATTTTGTCATTAACCCAAGGATTAAGAATGAAAGATTTTCCAATATATGGAAACCCAGAATTAGAAGCTGTTGAACAAATGAAAGAAGTAATGAAGTATGGAGCTGTTGTCGGAGCTCTCATGGCAGATCATCACTTAGGATACTCAGTTCCAGTTGGCGGTGTTATTGCATTTGAAAATGCTGTGTGTGTCAATGGAGTCGGCTTTGATATTGCATGCGGAAATAAGGCTGTACTTGTTAATGCTGATTCAAGTTCTGTTCGACAAAATATTTACCGTACAATGAATGAAGTTCAAAAACATATAAGTTTCGGAATAGGCAGGAAAAACAATGAAACCGTTTACCATGAATTATTCGAAGATCCGCTTTGGAGAGAACTTCCTTTACTCGCAAGACTCAAGGATAAGGCTATTAGTCAACTCGGAACGGTTGGTAGTGGTAATCATTATGTTGATATTTTTCTTGATGAACAAGATAGAGTTTGGATTGGCTGCCATTTTGGTTCAAGGGGTTTTGGGCATACTATCTGCACTCATTTCATTAAAGAAGCCGGTGGCAAAGATGGTATACACGCATCCCCTGTCATCCTTGACGAGAAATCAGATCTAGGAGAACAGTACATTAAGTGTATGGAACTAGCCGGTAGGTATGCTTATGCAGGTCGTGATTGGGTTTGTTCAAGAGTTGCTAGAATACTTAGGGCTGATATCTTGGAAGAAGTTCACAATCATCACAATTTTGCATGGAAAGAAAGGCACTTCGATAAAGATGTCTGGGTTGTCCGCAAGGGCGCTACACCAGCATATCCAGGCCAGAAGGGTTTTGTTGGTGGGTCCATGGGTGATTTCTCATATATTCTTGAAGGAGTTGATCACGAAGAATCTAAGAAGTGTCTTTACTCAACTATCCATGGAGCCGGTCGTGTCATGGGAAGAGCACAAGCTAAGGGCAAGATCCATAGAAAGACAGGTAAAGTTATTAAGGAAGGATGTATTAAGCGCGAAGATATGGACAAATGGGTTAAAGACTTTGATGTTGAGTTGCGCGGTGCTGGAGTTGATGAGTCCCCATTTTGTTATAAAAGAATCGAGCAAGTTTTGTTTGCCCATCGTGATACTGTCAAAATAATCCACAAACTTAAGCCGATTGGTGTATGCATGGCATCAGAGAATGAAGTTGATCCATACAAAGATTAAAGAACTAATCTTTAATTTTCCGGAGCTTTAGGCAAGAATGTCCAATGAGTAACTTTTTCCATACTAGAATCATGGGATGTCCAGTTTCCATATCCATTTTTTAAAATTATTTCATCAGAAATATGCTCATCTAAAGCTATATCATCTACTTCGAAATATCCAACATAAAAGCTTTCCCCATCCCATAATAGAACATCTATTGAGAATTCAAAGTCGATATCTCTTGGTGGTAGCGCTTCATCACACTTGAACCACTCTGTTTCTTTTATAGTCCAGTTAGAGTAAGTTTTCATAAGTTACCTGTTTTAAACGATTTTTCAACATCTCAAAAAAAGATTAAAAATAAAAGAAAAATATATACAATGAGAAAATTCTTTTACGTGATAAAGGGGGCTTGCGTGGTGGCTTACCCCCAAAAGACCTAGATTAGTTCTTTTTTAAGACAATGAATGTTCATGTTTGCAACTGTTACTAAGAACAAGATACCTAGAGTGTTCGGCGTCATATCCACAGAAACAGAGCTTGCATTGCGCAGCTTGACTACTTCATCTGCTATAACATCAACAATAACCTGGCCTGTTACTTGTAAAGTATCATCGCCTGGTGCTTGTGTATATCCGGAAATTGTTGTTCCTGGAATCAAGATATCATTTTTCCATAAAGCAAAGCTAAATGAAGGAACGGGATCTGGTACTGGCTGTGCCACTTTCGCTTGTGCAGAGAAAGCAATACTATAAGTACCTGATTTTAAGAACTTAACGGAACCATCAATTGCCATCATTGACAAGTCAAAATCAGCAGCAGTTACCGCGTTTTGAAATTGGAACTTGACAGCATCGGATAGACCACCATTCGGCGATAGAGTTTGAGGAGGCTGCGCCCATATACTTGCATATGATTCGCAACAATCACAAATACCTTCTTCACAATCACAAATACCAGCAGGCCCTTGTAAGCCCTGAGGTCCTTGCATACCATCTTGTCCCGGTATCCCTTGAGCTCCTGGAACCCCTTGAATACCTTGCGGCCCCTGAAGTCCAGGTATCCCTTGCGGGCCCTGTATACAACAGCAGCAGTCTCTTTTGTTTTCTTCACAATCTTTACACATATTTTTCCTTTGGTATGTGTTTAACATGGGGGCTGAATATCAGCCTTACCAAGCTGACTGTACTGCGAAAGACGACTAATTTTAAAGATATTTCTTTACACATTTTCCTGGTAAATCGTAAAGAGTTAATCCGTTGATGGTTCTAAAAAGATAATTTTTATTTTTTAGGTTCTGGCATTGGCATCCAATGTGTGATCAAAGATCTGTCGTAAGTACTCATGATCGGTTTACCATCACTATTATAATCAATCCAAGTACATGTTTTGACCCTCTTTCCATCCGTAATAATAATTTGTGAATCTATTAAAAAAACGCCTGGAAATTCATCAATAGAAATCCAACCATCTTCACCACCTTGAATGTGAATAACTTTTTTCTTATCCCAAAAGTGGTAAATATACACTATGATCGCAAACATAATTAAATTTAAAACTGTGCAAATCCAAACAAACATTTTTTTCCCTGGTTTGTATCAACTTATCAAAAATAAATTATCAATCCAAGCATACAGCATCCACCAATATTTAACATTTTTGTTACGCCAAGCAGGCTCCGCAGAAGTCCTCCAATTTTTTAAAATAATTTTTTACAGATTCAATGAATGTTGGGCTTTCTACAGATAGAACTATAGACGGGCAATTAGCATTTGGTACAAACTCAATATGATTTTTACACACCCAGATCTTTGTTTCTGCGAAGTTCTTTCCATTTAGATGTTTCTTAGAATCCAGGTACTCTGTGTTTTTAACCACAACAGACTCTTGGCTAACTTTGTCTTTCCATGTATCAGCATTCTTAAGACAATGCAAGATCGCAGAGATGTCAGACTTGCGCGTAGACCACGTTAAAACCCTCTCTACAGCGATATCTATCTCAGATTGTGTGAAATCTTTGCTGATTCGTTTTTCTTCGCTAGGAGTCAAGTCTAAGCGTTTCAAGGATTCAATGATGGGTATTGGGACCTTTTCTTTATCTTTGGAAAGGACTACTACTTCCTTGGTTTTAGGAATAGTCTTAGTAGTAGTTTCTTTCTTCTTCGAAGAAGAAGTTTTATCAGTTCTTTGTTGCGTTGGGTTTACCTCCTCAGCTTCACCATAGCGGAAAACCCGTTTCGGATAAATTTTTTGAATTTCCTCAGTAGAAAGCTCTTCTTTTGAAAACAATTTCTCAACATCTTCATCAGAAAGATTAGATTCAATTTGTCTTGTATCATACAACTCCATGACAACTTTTTGGTATTGTCCTTTGACCCTTGGTTGAGGTATTCGGATTAAATATCCAAGTTTGCACATGTGCTTAAATGCATTGCGATAAAAATCAATTCCATTAGTTGGGTAAAGACTTGCAAGGCCATGCGCACTTATTTCCCATCCCTCTCCTTTTGATATAAGCCTTAGATAAGTACCCATGTACTTGGAATCAAATTCCGTATCATTGATTACTGAGTTGTTAACGATTGTGAAGTTTTGTGAAACTTTTGATCTTACGATTGACATGATCGAATCCTTGTTTTGTACAATGTTTTTTTAAGCTTGTACTAAAGAAGGAGCCACGTTAGAATAACACTACAAGTATAGGTTATTCTTGTGTAGAACACTGGTTTTGTCTTCTAGTGAGTTCCTACCAAGTACAAGAGAGAGAGGTTTTTCGAGGTCTCTCTCTTTTTTTTATGCCTTCATAATCTAATCTCTACCCAATCAAAAATCAAACATAATTTGTTGAGTTCATTAAATTGTATGTGTATAACATCCAAAAACACTGAGGATGTATGCACGAAGATTTATGCGATACATGCGGCAAGATCTTTGTAGATTGCAAGTGTCCTTGTGAGTGCAACGCTTGCTTAGAGTGTAGAATAAAGATGTATGGACAAAGAGGTGTAGTCGTCTTATCTCCTGGGTCGGACGTTGTAGAAGATATAATTTGTGAGGATAAGGACACATGAACGAAGACATAAACGAAGAAGATAAAATGATATTTGAATGTTATCATTCTTTATTATCAAACATTGTAATTAAAGGAGCAGAGTTATCAACAAAAATTCCTACGGTAAAAATTGTAAGTTTTTATTCAACACTAGCAACACAGGTTCTTTCAATGGTTATTTCATTGACAATGAAGGGGACTGTTGTGAATAAAGATATCCATGAGCTTATAAATCTAATATCTAACAATGCAATCGAAAAAGCAATTGAATTAGCACAAGAAGAGGGTGATGTATGAACGACGATCTTGTGATTAATGAATATTTTCAGGGCTTAATGGAACAAATTTCAGACTCTGGAAAAGAATTACATCACAAAGTTTCAGAAGAAAGTTTAATAAATTTTTATGCAACATTATCAAAAGAAATGCTTGCCTTGACAATTGCAATGATCATTAAGGGTACAACACTTCTACAAGCCCATCATGAAGACATACAACTCATAGTGACCTCAGCAATCGAACGAGCCATTGAACTTAAACAAAGATTAAAAGATGAACCTTAGTACTTACCAATAAGAAACCAAACAATCAATGGATAAATATTAACACTTGATATTACAAGCATAACCATATACAATACACCCATGTCATTCTCATTTGAACCAATTGGTTACTTCTTACTAGCAATCATTACATACAGCACCATGTTCTTTGTAATATTCAACATAGTATGGCTAGTCAAAACATACGAAATATTTATTATCCCAGTCTTTGCATTACTCGTCTGGCACTTATGTACATCCAAAGTATCATATAAAAATTATTATTGATTGTATATCATATATTAGATCACATGAGACTCAAATCATATTTGTGTATCACCCATGATACGTCAACAATATGGTACATACATTGACCATAAACATATTTCTTGATATCATAAAGCCATGAACAAATCAGTTCATTCCCAAAAATTCCAGAAAAATTTTTTCCAAAACTAAGAACCGAAAAACAGAGAAGGGATGTACCCAGAAGTTGAGATTTGGGGTTAAAGGTGAGAGATACATATATATTAATGAGTATTGGGTAACGCTTCTATTAAGGAGGGTGGGGGTCCTAAGTTTCAAGTAGAGTCCCATGATCTTATCAAGTTAAATCTTTAATTATATACTTGTTGTAACACCACCAACCCGTAGCGTTACAACCAAGCACTAGAAAGCACTAAGCACACACTCTAACACCTAGTCTCTAACCCTCTATCAAGGTAATGCTGGTTCCGGGCTGCTTGGCATCTGTATGCCGGGCTGCATGGAATTGACTACTAGTGTGTTTAACTGGTGTGTTTAGTGCTTAGCTAGGGTGTTAAGCTGGTGTGTTATTGCTCAGCTGGATTCTTAGACTTATTAAGTACGAAATCAAATGCAGCCTTTGCAATATCCTGTGCATGTTGTTGGGCAGAGTCCTGCTCATAACCTCTTCCCTTGCCTATTGTTTTAAGCAAGAAGATTGACAAGGTAGTATCACCTTTCTGAGCTCTATGCCAAGAGTGCTCTTCTAAGTCATCAAGGAGTCTCTCTCTTGCGTCAATTAGTGCTTTGTCTAGTTCCTCATCTGCATCACATCTACGACGTATTGCATGCCTTGTAGTGCCTAGTTGATCAGCTACTCGAGATAGATTGCCGTTATGCAGCTTGATAAGCTCTATCAATTTTTCCTTGACAAGTGGGATACCAGGTTTTGGGCGTTTAGCCTTTTCACCTAGTTTTTTATCTTGTTTTGGAAATCCTGCCATGTAACTTGTTCCTTATATCTAGTTATCTAGTGCTTGTTACCTTGTACTAAGTACTTGGTGGCTAAGTTGCGGAGAGACTCCGCACCTCCGGTTCAAGACTGATTATAACGCCGATCTTAAGTGACTAAAAATATCATGTCAAGTCTTTTTTTTAATTGCACTGTGTTTACTGCATGATTACAATATTATTATGAAATGTGTTGCATGATATTATTGTGTTGTGTATACTGCTTGTTATTGCTTGATTATGTTGGGCATAACTTAAACTTAAATGAGAGATATAAAATGGATCTAACAATAGAAGTAGCTGAGAGTATGCTAAAGAAGCTTCGAGATGGAAAGTTTGTAAATATTAAAACTAGATATCGCAAGTACTTGATATCTTTTCAAAAGAATATCGAAGAGTTTATTGTCGTTCGTAGTTCTTATGACGGTACAGACACATATTCTTTCGCATTAAATGATGATAACATTCTTGATTTTTTGATTGAGCATGCAGAGAGTTATTTTTGTGGGGGGCTAAATGTCTAATAAAATATATGTTGCGTGCTTAGCTAGTTATAATGCTGCTATACTGCATGGTGAATGGATTGAAGTAACAGAGGATAAAGAGGAAGTAATGCAAGAAATAAATGCAATGCTTGCAAGATCTACAGAGCCCTACGCCGAAGAGTGGGCTATACATGATCATGAGGGGTTTGACGGTATTGATATATCCGAATCTCATGACATTGGAGAGCTTTGCAACTATGTTGCTGTGATCAATTCTTGTGAATATGACATTGAACTGATTGCGGGCGTCATGGACAACCTCGGGTGCAATATTGAGGATGCAATAAGCTACATTGAAGATCATTATCAAGGTGAGTTCCCCTCAGTGCTTGATTGGGCATATCATATTATTGAAGAGATGGGATACTTAGACAATGTTCCTGAGCAGCTTATATACTATTTTGATTATAAGGCATATGCTAGAGATGCTGAAATACAAGACATATTTACCGTCCCATCCAAAGATGGGGTATATGTTTTGTTGAATAACTAAATACTAATTGTCTACCGATTTATACAGAATTGGCAGAGTAGCTATGCAAACAGGAGACATATATGGATGAAAACTATTGTTACGACGATCAATTTTCAAGTATTGAGGATCGTTTATGCGAAATATCAAAACAACTAAATGAAATTATTAGTCTATTAAAAGAAACAAGGTCCGAATATGAATGAAACTAAGAATTGGTTTGTGCACGTTGAATGGGTGGTTGTCCTTGTCACATTACTTGGAGGGTTCTATCTACTTGATGGAAAAATAGAACGTCAAGGACAAAGAACAGATAACCTTTATGCTATGTACTGTGATACTCAAAAAGAGATCGCTAACATAAGTCGAGAAAATGGAGATCGTTTCTACACACTTTTACAAGAGATACATAAAAATAAGGAATAACAATGGATGAATCAGGAATTACATTCAAACTATCTGAAAAATTAAAAATCAAATTTGAAAAAATTATGTCTGAACACAAACGCCCAACAAAAGAAGATTTAGACGAATTTTTTGAGCTTATTAATAAATTATCAATAGAAACACACAAAGAAGATAGTAAATATAGGAAATAAAAATGGATGAGACCTGGAAACAAATATTAACGATAATCGTTGCTAACTTCGCAATTATTTGGTGGTTTAGAAAAGAATCAAGAGAGGATTGGAAGATGATACACCAAGAAATGAAAGAATTTAAAGAGGCTGTCAGAATTGAAATGAAGGATTTTCACGAGAGGCTTCTTAAAATAGAAATGGAGAGAAATAAATGAATGAAAGCTGGATACAATTATTTACAGTTATAGTAGCAAACTTTGGTGTAGTATGGTGGTTCCGCAAGGAATCGCGAGAAGATTGGAAGATGTGCACTGCAACAATCGAAGCAATAAGAGCCGAAACAAGAGAGTTTAGAGAAGACATTAGGTTAGAAATGAAAGATTTTCACGAAAGATTATTAAAAATTGAGATGGATAGGAAGTAGTGTGATAGATTCTTTTGAATTTCGAATGGAAATCGTTGAGTTAATGGATTCTATTAAAAATGAGATGGACAGTGAAATAGACCGTCTTAGAGAAGAGATCAAAGAGCTTAGAGAAAGAGTTGTTGAGATAGAGAGGGGTAAATGAAAATAGGATACCCAAAGGAAAATTAAATGAGTGAAGAAGAAGAATTTTGTAGAATATTCAAAGAGGTCACCCCTTATTTAGAGAAAGCGGTGAAATCTGTAGGAGAGATTTCTAAAGAAATTCCTTTAAGTAATCATCCTATGTTTGTGTATTTTTTTACACGTCGTATAATTTCAATTTATATTTGTAGGTATATTGATGGATTGGTTGTTTTGCCTAATCATCGCGATCATTTTAATTCAGTATTAGAAGAGGCGATAGATGAAGCATTAAGAATGAAAGCAAGTTTAGATGAATAGATAGGATAAAAATAATGATTTTCTATTGTAGAAAATGTTTCAAGCTCGTTTATGATTGTGGGTGTCCTGGTTCTAACCAAGATAAAGTTAGAACTAATATAAAATATCTTCATGAAAGCTTACTTCCCGCTCAAATTGCATATAACTTAAAGATGAAAGACTCTAACAAAAAAACATTACAAATCGAGTGGGACGGAGAAAAATAAATGAATGAGTTAATAGAATTTATCAGAGAGTTTGACTTGCACAACTTGGTTGGCATCGGGATTGTTTTCTGTGTAATTACACGGGTTTGGAAAAACGAAGTACGATTAATCAAAGAAGAGACTAAATCCATACGAGATGAAATTGCTCAACAAGCTGCTAGAACCGACAAACTATATGAAATGTTTGTAGAATTACTTAAGGGAAAAAGTTAAGAAAAAGTAATAACCTTGTGCATCTTGATGATGCACCATATTAATAAACATAACCCGGGACAAAATATGCATGATTTAAAATTTGAGTTTTGGCACAGTACAGGTAAGGATTTGTTCTCCCCCACTAATGACCAAGCTAGAGAACTATGTAAAACTATGCGACGTAAGAATCTAACAGCTTCCGAAGTGGAGTTTTATCACAATCAAGGTTACAACATAGAGCTTCGTCCAAGAATTACATTTTTAGAATCAATAAGAGGGCTAATAAAAAATGTCGAGTGAATTACCCAACAGTGCAGTTGAAACCCTTGAAGAGTTTATTTTTGCAATGGCGTTGCATGCTGTATCCATTGAAACTCTGTATGAACTTCAAAGAAAAGCTTTGCAAAGTGATTACTTAGAAGTTGATGAGATGGAGCAAGTGGAGACAATTGGCTATGAAGCTAAGAGAATATTTCACGCAATCGATGCTCTTATTCACTTGATGGGTGAAAGGGCTGAAATTGATCCCTCTAAGATAGCACTTAATCTTAAATCTAAAGTGTCAAATGTTAAGAAGGCTAAGAAGCCCAGGGCTAAAAAACCATCATGAGATATCTAATTTACTTAAGAGTGTCAACAGATCAACAAGAAGTGGCACACCAAGCAACTCATTGTGTGGCTTATGTACAATGTCAGCATAACTACACAGATCATCTAGTTTATGAAGATCCAGACACCTCTTCTAGGCTTCCTATTAAAGATCGTATTGGGCTTTGTAAGATGCTAGAAGATGTGAAAAAGGGAGATACAATTGTTGTTGCCAAGCTTGATAGAATTAGTCGCGATATTGTTGAGATGGTAAATATCTGTAGAGATATTAGAAACAAAGGAGCTGAGATCTTATCCCTTGCGGAAGGAATTGTAGCCGACTGGATGCTTGGAATCTTTGGAAGCATTGCACAAAAAGAAAAAGAAGATGTATCTCATAGAACTAAAAAGACTATGTCATCTATGAGAGAACGTAAAGAACGGGTTGGTCATATTCCTTACGGCTTTAAGTTGTTAAGAGATATCAAAAGAACAAAAGACAATAAAGCTGAGAAGATATTAATCATTGAAAATCCAGATGAAATATTAGTTCTTAAAGAGATGCAAAAACTACGGGCGAAGGGTGAAACATTTAGACAAATGGCTCAAAGTCTTAATTCTAGCAAGTTGTTTAATAGAGATTCTCGCCCGTGGAATCATAGCTCAGTATCTAGAGTGTATAAAAACTCTATTGTTCGATTTCAAAGAAATTTGGAACATATTTCTTAACAAACCCATCCTTCCAGTTGGGATCATTCAAATATACAGAGATCAATTCCATAATCCTTGGCATTGAGTAATAATAAAATCTAGTGTTTTTGTGGAAGTGTCCTAGGTTGCATTGCTGCTTTCTTGTAAAAACTAGTTTGATGGAGATTTCACTCCAGGGCATATATAGCATTTCCTCATCTAGGTTTATGATGTTATCTTCCTCTTCCTCTTCATCACTTTGCCCATGTTTATCAAAATCATATTTGATTGATTGTCCACTGCTATTCACTGTATCTTCAAACATTGAAGATGTTATTTTTGTATAAAAATGAATGTCTTCATAAGTTTCATTGAGATGTTCAACAATCTTTTCTATGCAATTCTGAACTCTTTCTATGAGAACTAGTTGTTTTGTTTCACTGGACAATCCTTGAAGACTGTCTGGAAACGTTAGCAATAAATTATCCACCAATACTTCATCACTCATTTAATACTCCCCTATTTCACGGTCTGTTATTATTTTACTTGTTTCTTGTAAGAAAATTATTGTTCTTGGATCTTTTGCATAAAGTTTAACCGCTTTTCCGATCTGTACGCAATTATCATCTTGAATTATTGATCCAGTCATTATGTCGAGATAAAACTTGATAAGGTTGTCTACATCAGGCTTCTTGATGTGTTTAAGAGATCCTGTTTCAGCAAGAATTCTATCTTCTTTTCTCATGCTTTTTGGAATTGGCATTAAAAACCAAAAATTGATGCGTGGATATTCTGGAAACTTCCATGTTTCATCCACTTGATCTTTAGCCATCAAAGAAAATAATCTCTTCTCTTTTCCTTGAGGATCAAATAACCAGCTTTTTCCACCTCGGGTTATAGATCTAAACCTAGATTGGGCTACTGGATTTCCTGGAAATACAAACTTGTACACACACTTTTCCTTGAATAATTATTTTTTGTTTTATATAAAAAACGTTTGAGATTAGGGATTTATTCAATTAATTTTATGACTGGCAGTCTGAATATATCCCTCCTCATTTAATCAATCCCTCACACTTTTTCTAAGTTCTTTTTGTGTAAGTTTTTCAAATTCTTCTTTATCAATTGCATGTAGAGTTTGTCTAAGTTCATTGAAGGCATGGGCCTCATGCATGCAGTACTGCATTTCTTCATGAGCTGTTTTCATCCTCTTTTCACTTATCCCTTCCATCTTCTTGACGAAGCTATCTACAGATTTTCTTAAATCAGCCATTTACCCCTCCTAAAATGGGAAGTCTTGGTTATCTTTGATTACGTCTTCTGGGACCATGTCTCCATTCTGTGCGATGTAAGCCTCTACAGCCTCTACAACCTGATCCCTAAATCTTTTTGTAGCACCAGGATCTGTAAGTTCCATAAGGTCTGTGTACTTGGTTTCTCCACCAACTTCGTACTTTTCTCTCGGAAAACTAACCCATCGGTTAATACCTTTTTGGAATACCATTACTTTGTGTATTTTAAGCTTCCAAGGTTGAATATGAATTGAGCAACTAGCTAGTAAGTCACCTTTGTTAATTGGATTTACATTAAAAATTTCAATCATCTTATTTCCTTATAAAATTGTTGGTTTTCTTCTGCTTGTTTCTTCAAAAACGAATTGTGTAGCAGTCTTTAATCGATCAGACAAAGCCTCTCCACAAAATTCGGATAACTTTTGAGCACTTAAATTTGTTGTAATAACCGTTCCGCGATCCGTCCATTGCATTCTTGTATTAATTAAATCCATGAAGAAGGTTAGAAATGCTGGACTTGGGTCTGATGTTCCAAAATCATCAATGACTAGAAGCTCTGCATTCTCAACTTTTTGGGTAAATTCCCATGGTTTATCGGATTTAAAAGTTCCAAGCCATTGAGTTGTCAAAGATTTATTTGTAAAAAACCTGGCTGATGTCTTGGATCGTGTGAATAATTCACATAAACCCATGGACGCATATGTCTTTCCGGTACCAGGTTTTCCTCGCATCAAGATAATGCCGCTCGGCTTATTGGCAAATTTCCTTAAAAACTCTACTTTTCCAGCACTTTGTTCAATGAAATCAAAAGATAAGTTGTGATGCATGTCACCAATACCGTTTAATTCGCAAAATAAGGGCCACTGTAGCGATCTTTTTGGTTGGGTGGTATGATTAGATACCTCAACATGATTTATGAGCTTAGAAGGGCTGCAAATGCGTCCACATATCCAAACCCGTTCTTTTTCTGGATTAGTCCAGCAATAACCCTCTCTATTACCACAGTACTTGCATGACATTTCATTGCATGGGATGGGAGGGTTTATTGGGATGTACCCATCATTTCCAGTGTAGTAATGCACTAGATCTCCATCCGTATCAGGTTTTGGTAGTAGATCTTGAAGACTCTTCATAAAGCGTACTTAGCACCTTCCATGATGGCTTCATATGCTTTGTTGTCATCCGAGCATGGAGCGAACTTTCTATCTTTCTTGGGTTTTATCCCTTCGTTTAAACGCTTACGCATCCATTGACGTATGGCAGCGGCATAGTCTTTATATCCTTTGGGTTTAGATGCAGAACAGTAGTCATTCATCTCTTCGATAATGGATTTGATAGACTCTTCTCCATACTTAGAGCAAAGATCTTTGTATTCTTCATCTTTAAGTTTTACATGAGATCCAAAACACACACTGACGGCTTTAGCCGGCTTTTTTGATGGGGGATTATTTGAGGGATTATAGGGTGTATAATCTTTGTTATTATCTATGTTATCTATATATATGTGGGGGTGGATCTGTGGTTCCTCTGTGACAGGAACTGTGGTTCCTCTCATGGTGGAACTGTGGTTCCGGTCTGCTAGGAACTCATCATCATCTTTAATTTCCTCATCTGCTATTGAAAAATCTTCAGGAGGTAGAACGGCTTTTATAACCCTAACCCTTCCATCAAAAGAAACTTCTTCAATCAATTTCATGGATTTAAGTTTTGATATCATTTCTCTTATATATCTCTCACTGACACCAAAAAATGCAGATAGATAAGTGTTGCTTGCGTAACAACCTCCTTTTTGACGATCAAACAAAGAATGGACCTCTGCCCACAACATGCGCTCTAAGGGTTTAAGTTCTTTGTTAATCCATATCTCTCTTGGTATCCATATTCCTTTGAAATCCCTAGACATTAAAAAGCCCTTGTGTTCTAATTTTAGAAAATGTTGTTTTCATTTTTTTTATCTTGAGTTTAAGTTTATTTTTTTAGGGGCTTCCGGGCCCCTTTTTAGTGATAATGTTCATTTCTTTTTATGCAAAATGTGTCGAATTCATCATCAAATCCATTAACCTTGATAAACACACTGTCTTTGTTGTCCAGAGTATTGATGAATCCATTCTTCTCAAGAGATCTTAGTTGATTTATGCGATAAGGAATTTTGTGTTCTTGAATGGATAAAATCCCATTTTGGTGATACATCTTGCACAACGTAACCCATAATTCGGATTCTTCTATTTCTTCAATGGTTTCAAAACATTTACTACACAAGTAAAGAATCATCTTGGCTCTTGAGGTATCATCTCAATGTCAATTACATCTCCATGATCTAAAAAGTTTAGTATGTAAATAGATGCAAGTGCTCGAATATCATTTTTGAACTTTGTCCAAGAACGTATTCTCTTGTTGATGATCTCATCGCGTTTAAAGTTGCATTGACCCTCACTATCTGCTGCGTAAATGCATAGAAAATATGCTGACATAGCGCGAGGTATGATATCTGCAATACGAGATATCGTTGCTTCATCCGTTAATGTATATTCTTCCACAATCCTCCAGTAATAGAAATCAACTGGACGAATAACAAACAAGCGTTGTACTATATAGATATAAGATACAACTTTTCCCTGCTAGGAAGATGTTTTCTTGTTTTTTGTTATTCGCCAGAGCCCGGTTTCCGGGCTTTTGCGTTTTCTAAGTTAAATTAATTTTTTTTTAATTTAATCTCAATACTTTCTTTTAATTTTAATTGAGTCTGCCTAGCTGAGACATGTCTCACAGCTGATTTCTTATACTTCACTCCCATTCTTTTTCAAATAATTTCTTTGTATGTTAGTCGCTGTTGTTGTATAAAAATAATTTTAACAAAACAACCAAGAATTGATGTGTCTTGCGATCTAGGTGTAAAGAGCTGTTATTGGTTAACCGGTAAGTATGCAACTCCTCCACCAAACAAGAAGCGCTGGGTTATTTGGTTTCTAGCGGGGATTATCTTGTGGAAATTAACAATGATTATACAAGGGTAACAGAAGTTTTGTATCCACTTAGCGGTCTATCTTCTATTGACCCAAACATTCTAGCCAATGCTGCTAGACGTGGAACCCGTGTACATGATGTATGCGAGGCTATTGTCAAGGGACTGGGTGCTTGGGATATAGATGAAGAGATTAAAGGTTATGTAGAATCATTTGAAAAATGGTGGAGTCAAGGTCATAAAGTTTTAGCCGTAGAGAAGAGATTTTATTGCAGTGAGCTAATGATCACAGGCCAAGTAGATATGATCATAGAGCATGAAGATGGGGCTATTATCTTAGATATAAAGACAAGTTATAAGCCTTCCAAGACATGGCCACTGCAAGGTGCTGCATATTCTTACATGGCAAGAAAACATGGATACAATATCAATGGGATTCACTTTCTACATCTAGATAAAAAAGGTGGAGATCCAAAAGTCTATGTATATGACGATGAGTTTGAGTTGTTCAAGAAATGTTTAGATATATATAAGTATTTTTTCAAACCTAAAAAGAAGAGGGTGAAGAAATGATGGCTTGGCATTGGAATGGTTGGAAGATTGCAAGAGATGCAATTGAAGAATACCTTGAAGAAGTTAGAGAAGAAGTTAAAGAAGAGAAGTGTGATTGTTTGCATGGATGTAATTATTGCTTAATGTTGGAGAAAGAATGAACGAAGTAGCTGTAAAAGAAGTAGCTGTAAAAGAAGCAGCTACCTTAGAAAAAGAACCCTGTGTATTGGTGGATGGTGCTATACAAGGACTACCATCAGCCCAAGAATTGATGGTGTATGAAACATGGGCAAAGACTGCTGCTGAAAGCAAGATGTATAAGGGCATAGGTGCAGAAGCCGGGATCATGATGATCATGTTAGCTGCCAGGGAATACGGTATAGGCCCAGCACAGGCATTAAATGGTGGTTTACACATCATAGAAGGTAAGGTTGAATTGTCAGCAAGAATGATGTCTGCATTAATTCGTAAAGCTAAACACAGTGTACGCATCTTAGAATGTACAGACAAAGTATGTTCATTGCATGGCAAGAGAAGAGATACTGGTGATGAAGAAACGACAAGCTTTACAATCGAAGAAGCTCAGCAAGCCGGTCTTATTAAAGACAAAGGTGCATGGAGAAAGACTCCTAAGGATATGCTCTTTGCTCGAGCAATGACTAGGCTTGCTAGGCAACTTTTTGCAGATGTCATTGGTATTGGATATGTAGAAGGGGAGATTAGTGGAGATGATCCCAAAGAAATACATATTTCTCCAATCAATGAATTACAACTTGACCATGTTCCTGAAATCAAAGCGGCAGAAGAAGCTGTTTTACTTGAGGAATTGTGTAAAAACATAGAAAAAGATGACCAGCACTTTATGAATGAATTCATACAGATTGTTGGTGATCATTATGGGTGGGATAAATATACTACCATCAATAAGTTCTTGGAAAATATTGAACAAACATTAGAAAAATTTAATAAGTGGAAGAAGAAATTATGAGATGGCTTTTAATGAATATAGGATGTATCGAATGCGGAGTATCTTCTAATGTAGTAGGTGTTTACGAGGAAGAAACCAAAGCCCAAGATGCAGCAGATATATTAAATGAAAATGGATCATGGAGGGAAGGTGGTCAAAATAATTATGAAGTATTTGAGTTAAAAGACGGATTCTTTGAAAACGATGAGTATGTTGAGATTTTAAAAGGAAATAAAACATACTGTTAACATACACACAAAATCATTGTTCATTCTCATCTTTCATTGTTCCATTTATAAGTGTGTATATTTTTTTTGAGTCTTCAAAAATTACTTTAAGTATATCTTCTTCTGATTTATTACAACCAATCTTTTTCATTGTTATTAAAAAAATAGATGTAAGTTGTGTTATAATTTTATAATTGAATTCAAATAAATTCTCTTTTGGTATTATTTTACTAATAGAATTAAAGCAGTTTATAAAATCAGAAACGCATTTTGATACAAATATTTTTTCTTCTTCTTTTTCGCTCATGTTAACTCCTAAAGTTTTGTATATATTATTTTTCATTAAAGTGTACACAAACATATATGTATACACAAAGTGTATACTATGATTATATGTTCAAAAATCTCAAAAAAATGTGCATTTAATTTTACAAGACATATGACAAGAAAATTATTTATCAGCTAGATTTTTGAAAAGCTGTGAATGTTTTTTAAAAACCACATCTTTTGCGTCAGAAAATGTGTAAATATCACTGATTTCCCAAGGACATGTTTCAGGGAACACATTTATTTCGAGTCCTGTTTCTTGAGATGCTTTATTTCTTGCGTACTGGTAAGAGTCTTTAAATATTTTCTTCATTTCATTTTTCAGACTAGGACTATCTTTCAGAAGCAGCATGATTTCTGTTCTTGCATTTGATATAGATTGATCCCAAGAAGATGTGTGCTTTTCTTTTTGATATTCTATCTTTAGAAGATGCATAAGAAGATTGATAAGATGACTATTAAGAGCGCGTTTTTCAGATTTTCCCAATGATTCGATTTCCTCTCTCAAGTTATCTATGTCTATTTTTTCGAATTCTCTATTTTTCAATAGCAAAGCTTGTTGCTTAGTCCATTTGAAAAAATCATGTTCGTAAGATTTTGTGTGGATTGATTTCATAGAAGTATATTACCAAAGTATATGATTGTCTTAAATGGTAAACGTTATTTCTTAATGTTTAGATATATGATTCCACACATATCTATAAGTACTACTATGATAACAAAAACACATAAAGCCATTCCAAGACCTGGAACAGAAAGAGCAAGCATAGATGGTAGAAGTAAGTTGTTTAAAGATAATACAGCACAGTGTATGCCGTAAAATATGATTCCATCTGCAATTGCATTTAGAACAATTAGAACAGATCCAATCAAAATGCCGACATCTAAAGCAACGTGCAACTTGTCATTACGTTCAGGAACTTTTAGGGATATGTGAGTATCTACACGTCTAACTGAATCCATATTGCATCCTTGTTATTAAAAAAGGGGTATTACTACCCCAAAAACCCCACAAAGGTTTGTTTATTCTGGACTACCAGGAGTCAAATCAATATCAAGCCCTGTTTTCTGCTCGATTAAATCTTCAAATAACTCTTCTATCACATTGTCATCATCAAGTCCAAACTTTTTATTGATAGATGAACATCCACACGGTAAGTAAAGTGTGATACCTACAATTACTAGGATTGAGTAGAAACCCAAAACATATTTACCAAGTTGAATGTATGATTTTTCTTCACTCATATTCACTCCTTTTAAAAGAAGCAGTCTAGGACTACTTCTTCTTGTATTGTGCTTTTGGTGTTAAAGACTTAGCCGGAGTCCTAGGATTGGGCTTAGTGCCTTGTACATAAGAAACTAGAGGCTTCTTAGTCTTTCCTGTAACCTTTCCTTCAAGCTTAGAGAAAGGTCCACGATTATCTTGTTTACTCATCTTCTTCATTTCTTCTTACCTTTCTTTAAAGACTTCATGAGTTTTGTGTCATCTTTGATCTGCTCACGAAACTCTTTCTTGTCTTCTTTTAAATGGGATATAACTTTTTTTATCTTTCCATTTTTTTGTTTGGCTTTCATGTTTTCTTCTTCTTTTTGTGTTTGCATCCTGATTTTTTTGTTGCAACAGCTTGTTTTTTAGGACGATCCTCAACTTTCATTTCTGTTTTAATGTTTTGTCTAACAGCAATTACATCTGGGTCACAACTGACTAAATCAGAGTTAATTGAGTTAGATACATTTTCAGAGTTTTCGACAAATTTTACTCTCGAATCATTAGAAACTCCTTCCTCGATAACATCGGATTCCCTTGCAATAGGGACAGATGAACTTAGAACTCCCTGGTGCAAAGCTTCAGAGGGAATTTCTTTTTGTCTAATAATCTTTTGGCTTTTTCCTGTTATTAATGGCATATATCCTCATTAAGCTACGATTGCCCAGTTGATTGTTGATGTATCTGCTGCATCTTCTGATGTAATATCAAAGTCAACACCTGGATCTATAGTTATAAGCATTGGCATTGGGTCTGTGACAGTACCTAGAGCTACGATTGACAAACATATTACAGAGTCAGCTAAAGCGGCTGTTGTAGCCACTGTGGCAGCTCCTCCCACTAGAGTCACGGCGCCTTTGCGAGGGTTGGTGCCTCCAGATGTTAATACAGGCCCGGCTTCTGCTGGGTAAAGCATCACATCATCATCATCTACCAAGATACCAGATTCTTGGACAGCTCCAAGTGCTCCATTAAATCTAGTTAATGCATTGTCGGTTGAAGATGCTGGTCCAACAGCTAATACATTGCGTGTAGGGACGTCATCTGTATAAGTAAGGTGTACTCCATCATACTCAATAGCACCTTCTTCAGGAGTTGTTAAATTGACTCCTAGTGTTAGCTTTAGAGGTGATGTACCAGCTGCTGCCGTCCCGGCTGCAATGGTTACCCAGGCTGTAGGCGCTATACCAATACCGATAGATGTCAATCCTGTCAAAACACCTGTATCTGACAATATACCCACACTGTTCTGGATGATAGTTCCACTAGTAGAGTCAAATCTTGCTAATGCATTATCTGTAGAGCTTGCAGGACCAACTACTGTGCCGGATGCATCTACAGTGATAGGCTCCCAGTTGGCAACAGGCCCACTGCTTACACTTGTTAAGACGTAGGCATTATCCCCGCTCTTATCAGACCATATCGTAGGGATTGGGAATACTCCACCTGCTGTTGGATGATAAACATCTGAGGTTGTAGGTGCTCTATCCATAGAAATAGCAGGCACTGTGGAATATTTTAAGGGTGGATACCCAAGTTTATATGTTGACGGTGTAGTCATATTTTCTCCTTATGTTGAAATTTCTTCATATTTTCAACTTATTGTTCCTTGGACTGACCCTACAACCGCCATCTTTGCTTCGGGTGTTTGAGCGTTGTCCCATTCTGTTAAATAAAAATCTATGCGCGATGTGCATGATGACATAATGTTTTGCATTTCTAAGATCTTTTGCTCATCAGCCGTTACTAAGCATGTTAGTGGGTCGTTTGTGCAAAATCTTTTCCAATCGAATGTTTGTTTTAATATTAATTCGAATTCTTCTCTCGTTATCATTTAAAACTCCTATACAACTGTGAAAAGTGGATAAAAACATGTGGCACTAATGAATCTATTTCCATTAGTAAAAAGAGACCATGTCAAAGAAGTCGCTAATCCATCTCCTCTAAGCCTTAACTGCTGTACCGATCCAGCAGTAGACTGAGCCATCATAAGATTTAGATTTCCTCCAGCTGCA